TTAGTATTTTAGATGTAAACAAAGCATTATTTGATAATGTATCAGCTTCGGGCATGTCTACTTCCACTATAAGTGCTTTTAAGGAAGCACAAATACTAGCTAAAGCTGGTGTTACTGATTTAGGAATTGCGATTGACGGAATAACTTCTTTAGTCAATGCTTATGGAAAAGAAACTACAAGCGCCAAATTTGCTGCCAATGCTTTATTTTCAGCACAAAAAGCTGGTAAAACTACGGTTGCGGATTTAGCGTCAAATATTGGTAATGTGGCTTCTAACGCTAAAATAGCTGGAATTAGCTTAGAGGAAACTCTAGCAACTATTTCAGCTCTTACAACTAGTGGTGTTTCAACATCAACGGCGGTTACAGGTTTAAAGGGTGCTATTGCTGCATTAATAAAACCCTCACAAGAAAGTGAAAAATATTTTAAATCTTTGGGAGTGCCTTTTGGTGCTGCTAGTATAAAAGCAGAGGGCTTCACGAACATCTTAAAAAAATTAACTGAGGTAAGTAAAATCTATGGTACAGATACACTTGCAAAGTTGATACCAGCACAAGAGGCATTTACAGCTATTTCTGCATTAGGTAACGAACAATTAAAACTATTAAATAACACTATTAAAAATATAAATACAGATTTTAAAAATGGAACTGGAATGTTAGATGCTTACGGAATGCAGATAGACACTACGGCGGATAAATGGGCTAAATTCATAGGAGCAACTAAAAGCGCTGCTGCAAGTATTGGTGAAACTATAACCGCCTTTTTACCTTTAGAAAAAGCCACTAAATTTATGACAAAATATAGTCAATTTCTTAGAACAAGAGATAAAGAAAAACAAGCGGAAAAAGGATTATCATTTAATGAAAGAAAAGCAATGAGGCACAAAGCTTTAGGTTTTAACAGTGAATCTTTTAATGATAAAATGATTAATTTAATTGCAAAGAATTATAAACCTGCTCAGCTTAATAATGATATGCAGAATGTAGTTAATAAAGATATTAATTCAAATACAGTAAAAAATATTTTTAATGGTCAATTAGATGTTAATTTTAGAAACGCTCCAGAAGGCATGTCTAGTATAATGACTAGTAATAAAAATAGTGGTTTGAATGTAGGGCTGAACACAATAGGCGGTGCATTATGACAATAGTAAATGTGGCAAAATATCCACAAGCACAATTTAGAGATGAAGAATTTCATTACCAAGATAGTAATATAAATGGCGGCAGAAAAACTGTAACTCATGAGTTCCCAGATTCCGACACAAGAGATGTTCAGGACTTAGGCAAGCTTGAAAAGATTTTTAATGTTAATGCTTTAATAGATATAACTACTAATAACAATAACTTAATAAAGTTTATTAAAGAATTAGATAAGGAAGGAGCTGGGACATTAATTCACCCAATATATAAAAAGCAAAATGTAGTTGTTAAAAATTACAGTGTAAATGACAGCATAAGAGAGCTTGGCATTGTTAGGATTAGCATAGTCTTTGAAAAAGCTAGTCGCAATAAATTTCCAGTTAAGAAAAAAGGAAACCTTGGAAAGATTGCTAAATTTGTAGATGATATAAAAAATAATGAAGATAGCTTTTTGGGAAAAAGCTTTAAATCAGTGCAAAAGAATTTAGAAAAGCTTAACAGTGCAACTACAGCAGTAAAAAAAGTTAGCAGAGAAATGAAAAGGGCTACAGCATTAATAGAAGGCTCAGCAGATGGAATAAGCGCAGCAGTTACAGCTATTAATGAGATAACAAATACAGCAGGGGCTTTAGTGCAAGCTCCTAGTAATTTAGCAAGTAAATTAAGAACAGCTTTTGACAATATAGAAGGGGCTTTTGATGATGCTTTAGACATATTTAATGTAAATAAAAACTTAACGCCTTTTAGTGCTGCCTCAGAAATATCACCTGTTGGAAGTTCTACGACTTCCATAGATATTAGAGCTAACCAAGAGTTATTAAATAATTATGTTAGTGTGTCTGCTTTAGCAAGTTGTTATGAACAAGCAAGTTTAATAGATTATACAGATTTAGACCAATTAAATAATATCAAAGAAATATTAGAAAATTCTTTTAATAATTTATCACAAGATTTAGATAGAACTACATATAATTTATTATTAAATGCAAGAACTGCTGTTAATGATTATTTAAATGATTTATTACTATCTTTACCTAGAATTATAGAATATAAAACGCAATCTAATAATTTAACCAGTATAATTTATGATTTTTATGGTAATTTAGATAATCTTGAAATTATAAGAAGATTAAACAAAATAAAAGACACTAGCAGAGTAAGTGGAACTATTAAAATATTAAGTTATGGCGAATAATATTTTTTTTGAAATAAAAGGTGTTAGATATACTGGATTTACTGATATAAGTATAAATAAATCATTAGAAGCTTTTGCCTCCTCTTTTACAGCTACATTAGTAGCTAAGGAAAATACAGACGATACTAGAAAATCTTTGTCACCTATAAAGCTGCAAGATGAAATTAAATTATATATTGACAAAGATTTGGTTTTTACTGGTTATGTTGAAACTTTAGATATTAATTATGACAGTAGCTCTCATATGATTATGGTAGCTGGAAGAGATAAAGCAAGCGATTTAATAGATAGTAGTGCCAAGCCTAATAGTTATAAGGATATTAAAACCATTACCAGATTAATAGAAAAAGTTTTAATTGATAATGGATATAATAATATTACTGTTAGTAAGTCTAGTAGTGATATTGACGACACTTTGGAAGATGGTGAGACTGTAAGTGTAGAATTAGGTGAGACTATATTTGCCTTTTTAGATAGATATGCAAGAAAGGCACAAATATTAATTACCACAGATAATAAAGGAAATATAGTAGTTACAAGAGAGGGTAGCAACACTATAAATACTGATTTAATAAGTATTAAAGGAAGTAATCTAAATAATATTAAAAAAGCCAGCATTAGTTTAAATACAATCGATAGATATAGATATATAGAAATGTATGCGGCAAGTGATAATATAACTCATGATAAAATTAGTGTTAATCAAAACGCTATTAGTGAAGATGATGCGATCAGAAGTCCTAGAAGGTTGATAATATTACCACAAGAGGCAAGTAAAACTGAAATATTAAAAAAGGCTGTTAATTGGCAAATTAATGTTAGAAGAGCTAAAGGGCTTAGATATAATTGTACGGTTGTAAATTATAGAGATGAAGATCTACTAGGCAATCTATACAAAGTTAATACTTTAGTTAATGTAACAGATGATAAATGCAATTTAGATGGTCAATATTTAATTGCTGGGGTTACCTATAATAAATCATTAGAAGGTACAACAACAGATTTAACTTTAATAAATAAAGGTTGCTTTACAAATAACCCTTTAAGCTTAGTTAAAAATGAAATAGCTAGTAATTTTATAACTTAAAAAATTCATTAACTGTTTTCTCAATTGTAGCTTTTTTATGATTTAAATCGGTTATATAAGTATATAATTTGCCGCTTTCTCTAAATCTTACAAAGTTATTTTTTTCTAATAGTTTTATACTAGCTATATTATCTCCATAAGTTAAAGCTATAATTTGAGTGTTACCTTTTTTTTTACATTTTTTTAAAAAGCTAGGTAATAGTTTACTCATAATTTTTTTATTATGGTATTCTATATCTTTTATTTCATATTCTAAATGAGGTATAGATTGCGGTTTATTATCATAAAGCATTAAATGAATATGACCAATTACTTTACTATCCTTTTTAGATAATATGTTTTCAGCATATATTATATTAGTGTTAATATCTAATTTATCATTAATCATTTTATTAAAATTAAGTTATAAAAATATATTAAGATCTTTATATTATAATGTAAAGAATTAATTAAGCATTAACTTTAGTTTGTCCAGCAGCATTTATATCTACTGCATAAGTGCCAGCACTTGAACCACTTGGAATAGTAACAGATAAATTAGCATTTTGATTTAAGACAAGTGAATTGGCGTCACCTAAATTTATAGTTGAACCATTGATATTTACATTATTGTTACAATCTACTTCGATATCACCATTAGCTTTGAAGGTGATTTTATTGCAACCTCTTGTTAAATTACCAATAGTAACTTCGGTAGGCTCTAA